ACACAAGTAACTGGTACATGGGATACTGGGCAAATATCAACTAGTTCAGTAGTTCGATATTATGTACCGATTAGGGTTGGTGATATATTACGATTGCGAAACGATCTTACTAATATTGACCAAAATTGTATTATAACAAAAGCGTGTTACTATGAATTAAATGGGCAGTATTTTACACAGTATGAAGTAGCAAAATCATCAGATTCAAACGTTGATTTACCAATAAGGAGACTGTCTGGTACTGCTGCACTAGCAGAACAAATATCTAGAGATGGCAATTTACCAGTAACAGGTGAGGTTCAAGGTGCTAGTACATCTTCAGAAATATCCCCAAACCCAGTCATATCGTTAGCGTGGTCAGCACCGGGTGCAGATAATGCTTATATGTTTAGATTACAAGCTGACGCAACAATCGGTGGAAAAAGCTACCTTAAAGGTGATATGTTATTTGTAAATATTACTACTGGTGATTTACATTTTTCTTCTGACGTTAAAAGTGACAAAACAGGTGCTTTTGATTTAGGAGATAAAGATGGGGCTAACTGGAATAATTTATATGTAGAAGCAATTGCGTTTGAGTCTACTAGTAACACCTATGAAGAATTTGCTGGTATACAAGCACCAGCCAATTATTCAAGTGGTAATAGTGATACTGCAAGATATGTTTTGACATTACCAACTACTGCTCCGGGTGGGGACAGATTAATACAAACAGATAGTTCTGGGGTTTTAACATTTGTTTCGACATCTTCAAGCGTTGCTTACAAAGAAAATATAAAACCATTAGACATGGACACTTCAAGAATATTTGATCTAAAAGCTAAAAACTTTAACTATAAAGATGGGCATCAGTCTTTGTTAAATGGCTCAACATTTGGTTATTTAGCAGAAGATGTACAAAAGGTTTTGCCAGAGATTGTCATACCAGATAAAGATGGAAAACCAGATGCCTTGCACTATCAACTATTATCTGTTTTACTGTTAGAAGAAGTTAAAAAAATGAAATCTAGATTAGACGTTTTGGAAGGGAAATAACATGGCACAATCATTTACAGTGAGTATAACAGATGATTTATGGACAGAATGCCAAACCGAACTTAAAAATCTTGCTACTGATAACGAAGAAGAATCATTAACTGTGGCTAGAATGAATATATATTTATCTGAAGTTGTATCATCAAGATTAAACTCTGCTATTCAAAAGAAAAAATTGCAAGAGTTTAGAAAGACACAATTTGGATAATGTCTAAAGGTGGAACCACGAAATGGAGTAGAAAACGTAGAAGAAAAGAAATACTACTCTATAAAGAATTACACCCATTAGCAACATTGACTGAAATAGGAGAACAGTTTGGTGTAACCAAACAATATATCTCCCAGTTTTTAAGATCAAACAATATAGTACAAGGAAAAGCAAAGAGGAGAAAAGACAGCAGACCTATTAGGTACTGTAAGCACTGTGGAAAAAGAACCCAAATGGCATCTTACGGAGTATATTACCCAGTAGTATGTCCAGAATGCAAGTTCTACCATAAAAAATTATTGGTACACTGTGCTTTTTGTAAAACACCATTTTACAGAGAAAAGAAAACCATAAGATATAAGTTCCAGAATAAAGAAAAGATGATTTATTGTAGCTTGTCCTGTTATCACAAAGGTGAAAAAGATGGGCTAACAAAGAAACGAACGAAAGCCGAAATATATAGAAACGCTTTATATGGAAATAAACAATAACCTTATAGAAAAATGGGAACCAAAAATTCACAGGATGACTCAAAATCTATTCATAGTTGGAATGGATAAAGAGGACATACAACAAGAATTACGAATCGCAATTATGAAAGCAGCAAAATCCTTTGATGACTCCAAAGGAGTTATATTCCACACTTACCTTCATGCTAGTATGGTCAATACTATAAGAACGTTAATGACAAAAGCTGAAAAACGATTAGATCAAAAGTCATTAGATGTTTCATACGAAAACAATAGTGTAATTCCCTCAGAATTAATTAATGCTCTACGTGACCCTAAAAACTATGAGTTAGAAATTGAGGTTAACCATATTTTAGAGTCAAAAAATTTAACACATAGCGAAAAATCCTTCATAGAGTTACGAATGGAAGGTATGACTATGGAAGAAATAAGCGTTGATCTTGGCGAATCTGCATATAAAGTAAGGGCTGGGCTAAGAGAAAAGTTTACAGAAATAGGTACTGATGAGGAAACCACATAGAAAAAAAGGTCAGTTAACACGTAAAGTACCCCAACTTAATAATTATAAAGTTATTTGTCTTAATACTAAAACAAACCAATCTTGGTTAGAGGTTGAGTTGTTTTCTTTGAATGATGCTAAAGTATTTATTGACAACAATACGTTACCCAATGTAGAATACTACGTACTATTTAAAGAAAGCAATCGAGTTCTTTACAAAAAAGAGGGTTGAGTACGTGTCAAGTTTTGAATACATAGAATCTGCTGTTATATTTAATCTCACTAACAAAGAAAATCTACGTTCTTTCCCATATGCCACACAAGATTTTTCCATACATGGTGAAGTATATAAATTCCTAATAGACTTTTTTGACAAGCATGGTGAGTTTCCTGATGTGGCAACACTATGTCATAACTATCCTTATTTAGATAAAACAGCTAATTCAGTTAACTATGAATACGCTTTAGATATTTTTAAAGATCAAATATTACACAGAAAAGTTGTAAGTACAATTAATTCTGTTAGAGATACTGTAAAAACAGACCCCAAAACAGCTTTATCAAGGTTAATGATTGGGTTAACTGACATAGAAGTATCAATCGATGAAGATATAAACTCTTTTAGTGAAAACAGTAGTAAAAGATTAGATGAATGGAGAGATCGAGCAGACATACATAATTCAGATGAGGGTATGATGGGTATACCAACATCCCTTATTAGTATAAATAATACTGGTGTTGGGTGGATGGGTGGCGATCTTATAGGTCTTTATGCAAGACCAATGATAGGAAAAACATGGATGGCTATTCATTCAGCAGCTACAGCTATTTACAACAAAAAAAGAACTTTATTTATTAGTGCTGAACAATCGGTATCATCAATAAACATGAGATTAGATGTAGTTCTTGGCAAGTTATTGGGATATGACTTTAATCATTCATCTTTAAGAAATGGTTCACAAATAGATGAATCAAGATACTTAGATTATTTAGAAGAAATCAAAGGGTTGGAATTACTGGTGTGTGATCATATTTCTGGTAGAGATTCAATATCGGTAGAATCTATCGCTAGTCTTGTTAGAAAACACAACCCAGAGTTTGTTATTATTGATGGAATTTATTTAATTGACATACCAAACAAGGCACAGGCTTCTTGGGAGAAAAACCACGAATTGGTACACGCAGTAAAAAATCTGGCGAAGGCTAGAAACATTCCTATTATGGTTATTACACAAGCTAACAGGGAAGCTAGGAATATATATGAACCACCTAAACCTAGTCACGTTGCTTTTGGTGATGGGCTTATGAGAGCAGCAGATGTTGTTCTTTCAATGTGCCAACTTGAAAACGATGAGTCTAAACGTATTTTAGAAGTACAAAAATATCGTGAAGGCGAACTTGCTGGTAAGTTATTGGCTATGGATTGGAACGTTAATAATGGAACTATTAAAGAACTTCCAAATTTTAATTTTAATGATTTTTAAGAAAGGAGAAAAATCATGGGTATTTTTAATTGGTTTGATAGTGGCAAGACAGTAGTTAAAACTGTTAAAGGTAAATATACAGGTAAACCACTTGATGTTACTGTTGATGATATACGTAAGAAATATATTATTGATGAACAAGGTCACAAAAACGAAATAGCCCTTTTCTTGAGGGAAAACTCGACAGATCGTAAAGCCAAACGAAAAATTATTGAGAATGCATAATGGATTGGCATTCAATATTACTAAGCTATGGGATAGATATTCAGTATGAGGATGAATTTAACATACTTTGTCCATTCCATGAAGATTCAGTCTCCTCATGTTCGATAAACACTGAGAAGGGTGTGTGGATATGCTTTGCTGGTTGTGGTCAAGGTAGTTTAAAATACTTTATCTATAAACTATCAGGTAGAAATTGGACTGAGTTAAACCAAGAGTTAGAAGAAAAAACTTGGGAAATAGCTGACTTTTCATTTCCAGACATGGAGATAGATACACAGGAACCACAGGAAGTAGAACCATTAGAAGGTTTAAGTAATATTTTAGAAGATCATTGGATTTTCGATCGTGGGTTTACTAAAGAATGTATAGATAAATGGGGCTGTAAGAAAAACAGATATAACGATTTGTGTATACCAGTTGATAACAAAGATAACAAAACAATTGGGTATATAACAAGAAGACATGAAATGATTCCTAAATATATGTTTTCTAAAGGCTTTAAAAAATCAAGAGCATTATTTGGTATAAACCATGTCGTAGATTCGGAGACACTTTATGTAGTTGAGGGTGCTTTAGATGCTATGTGGTTAGATCAAAATGGGTACAGTGCTATAGCTGTTCTTGGGGCAATAGTTTCAAGAACCCAGATAGATTTAATATCAACATTAAGACCATCTGAAGTAGTTATATGTTTAGACAATGATGAAGCTGGTCGTATCGGAATATCAAAGGCAACCGAAGATATGCGAAATAAATTTATGCTTAGTTACGTTGATCTACAAGAGTTTAAAGATGTACAGGAAATAAGAGACAAGGTAAGATTACAATCCATAGTAGAAGATAGAAATTTTTGGTAAAGGAGAACAATATGCCAGATAATGAAAAATTTAAAAGTTTAATGACAAAACCTAATGATATAGTTTATTTCACACCAGTAGCAAATAGCTTCTATGAAAAAGAACTCATAGAGGAACTAGAAATGTACTTTCTTGATGGGAGATACAAACTTAAACAAGAAGGTGAGGATGTTCAGGCAAGAAAAAGATTAGCTATGTGGGCATACGTTTACTTTGTATATCACGAAAATCGTGATAATGACGAATGGGTTGAGAAAGAACTCGACTCAAAAAAGAAAATGTTTAAGGAAAACGTAGAAGATTTTAAGATTGTTGAATTTCCTTATGGGCAATGGGATAGAGAAACTAGGGTATATGCTAATAGGCAAAAATTTGATTCAGCGTGTGAATACAATCGTGGTTTAAATAAAAGTATTATTAAGTTAAGAAAATATGTTGATGGGCAATACACCAATTACTCAATCAGTGGTTTAGCAAATGAAGATAATGCCCAACAAGTAGCCACTGATGTAATAGAAAACAAGAAAGATGAAATTCAAAACCTACAACCATTAATGGATTTTTATCTTGGGAAAAATGAAAGTAAGAAAGAAGATTCTACACCAAAAAAAGATGAGGAAAGTTTTGAGTTATTTTAATGACTATAGTACGTAACAGTACCTTTTATGAGGATATTAAATTATTGCAAGAATGTTCGCAGATAGTTGTGGATGTTGAAACTAATGGTTTGAATCCTTATAAAAATCAAATCTGTGGTATTGGGATCGGTGAACCATTTTATGGTGGCAAATCGCAGTATTATCCTTTTAGGCACCATCAAGGTGAGAACCTAACTCAAGACCATTTAGACCTTTTGATAGGATGTTTAAACGAACTAACTGAATACATTGGCTATAATGTAAAGTTTGATTTATCTTTTTTGGAACAAGAGGGCTTAATACTAACCAATAAAATTTTAACTGATGTAATTGTTATGGTAAGGCTTACCGAACATTCGGAAGTTAGAGAGATGGGTTTAACCCCAACTGGTAAAAGAAGGTATGGGCAAAAAGCTGTTGATTACGACATTGACACCAAAAAGTTTTTGCGATCTAACAAATGGCATAAAGATTTTTCAATGGCACCATCAGATATATTGGGTGAATACTGTAAAAAAGATGTAGAATTAACAGCAAGATTATACCAAGATTCTTTGGAACTTATAAAGAAAACCGAGCAAGAACAAGTATTTGCCCTAGAAAAGGCTCTGACAAAGGTTTTATACAGTATGGAGTCCAAAGGTATCACTGTGGACATC